CTATTTGCTGCTGAGCAAGGCCTCGTACTCTTGCTCGCACTGCTTCCCAGCTATTCGGGCGCGGTCATAAGCCTGCGCCAGCTCTCGATTCGTTGCGACAGACCGGCTGAGCAGGTCGGAGAGCACCATGGCGGCGCGGGTGGCTGCCTGGCCTCGGGCGACAGCGGCGGTATCCGTGCCGGGGCAACTGACGGTGGCGGCAAGCTGGGTGGCGTCACGGCGCAGCCGCTGGCCAGCAGCATCGGCGTCAGCAGCGCCAGCATCAGCAATCGTTCGTTCTTCATGCCCTTTTACCCTCGCCTCTTGCTGCGCGTCTGCGCTCCGGTGTTCTTCCTGGCGCGCCGCCCGCTCGCCAATCACTTCTGCCAAGCGATCGCCGCTGTCACGTTGTGCTGTTGCTTCGCCGGCGTTTGCCCGTTCTACGGAGCGGCCGTGCTGGTAGGCGGACCAATGGGATGCCAGCAGCACGGCAACTGCCAATACGGCCCATCCCTTCATGCCAGCGCCCGCCGAATGCCTTCGTCGATAACCTCGGCCTTGTAGGGGTTGACACCGTTCTCATGGACGATGATCCCCACCACGGCCTCGCGCAGCATCTTAGGCTTGGAGATGTCGATGGAGTCTCGCACGCCAACGCCGAGGCGCTTGGCAATGGCCTGGGCGTAGGCCAGGGTGTTGTTCTCGCTGGAAGGCGCCCAGCGGCTGATGAACTCCAGCGGGGTGTCGATGCCAGGCCGGCCAACGCCGGGCATTCCGTTCTTGCCCCGGTAGTTGAGCAACAGCTTGCCCAAGGCACGGATGCCGTTCTCAGCTGTATCGAAGCGGGCGAACCTGGGCACGGTTGGCTCTTTAGTCAGCTCAAGCCCAAGCTGACCTTGCCAGGCGTTGCGCGGGTTGAAATCGATGTTCCCGGGATTGTTGTTACGGATGCCGCGTGCGGACATGGGTTTTCTCCAGGCGAAAAAAAGCCCGCGTTGTGCGGGCTAATGACGTACTTGCTGGTTAGGCAGCCGCGGCGGCTTCCAGCAGCATCTTTTCCAGCGATGCCAGCTCGGTGCCAGCAAGAGCCGTATTGAAGGCTGAGAATGCGTTGCTGGTCATCTGGCGCGACGCAGCGCTGCCCGTGTTAGCCACTCGAATGACCCCCATGTTCAGCTCTGGCATTAAGCCGATGGTCTTGACCAGGTCGTTGGTGTACGACCACATTTCAACGCCGTCATACCGGATACTGATCCGACCAAGGTTGCGATCAACAATAAGCACAACGGCAGTCAGCTTGGTGGCGCTCAGCTTCTTGGGCCATCCATTGGAAGTTGTCTCGGCTACGGAGATGGTGCCGAAGTTCGCGGTTACCAAACCCGAACCGCCAGCATTCGAGTACATGCCCCATGGCGCCGGGTTGTCGCTGTTGAGGCCTGCGGAGGTGCTGCCGAAGGCCAGGTGCTCGGCACATACCAAGCCGACCGTGAACGATCCCGATGTGACGAACGGGGTCATCGTCAGTGCCTGCGCGATCGCATTGACCTTGTAGCCCGTCTTGCCGTTCACCATAGTCACGAAGTTGGCCAGGGCGTTGGACGACCCATAACTGGGGATGGCGAACTGCTCTACGCGATCCAGGATCACGCCGCCCTTTGCGCCATACGGGGCCAGGCACGGCCAGAACTTGATGCTGGGAATGTTGACCACCTCATCTTCCGATTGCGAGTAGTCGATCTTCGGGGCGCCTGGTACGGATGCCGAGCCAGGAGTACGGAGAGCGTAGAGGGCCATTATTGAAGCTCCATGGAGAAGGCACACAGCCAGTTGTAGAGGGGTTTGTTGTCGAACCGGGATAAGTCCCGAAGGTCCGTATCTCGGATACAGCCGCGGCGCCCAGACCCATTTTGCGGGGAGCTCAGCGAAGGCTGCAGGGCATAGGTCAACACGGTGCCCGCGGTAACGGCGGCAGCGGTGCCAATCACCAAGGTTGCGCCATCGGCGCCAACTGCGATCGAGGTGATGGTTCCCGCAGAGAGCAGGAAACCGGCATTTCCAGGGTCCTTCACCGTCTCGGTATCGATCACCAGTCCGCCAATCGGCCCGGGAGTTCCGGCATTGCCGTTGGGCAGGTTGTTCATTTTGAGTGTGATGGTTGAGCCCGACACCGAAGCCGAAAGCACCTTCAGCGGCTGCCACTTGCCGCTGACCTGGGTCAGTCGTTCCGCGCGGGCCTCCAGCTCGCCCATCTTGGCGTAGCCATCGGCAAGCAGGTGGTACGTGTCGAAGTGGCCATAGGCGTACTTCGGGCCGACCATGACGATGTTCGGGTTCTCGTTATGGGCCTGCAGCTGAGCCAGCGGAATAGCCGGAATGGTTCCGGTTTCGCCGGTCAGCATCTGGGAGATGAACGCGACCGGTGGAACAGCCTGACCAGTAATCGCGACGATGTCGGTACGATAGTCGCTGATCCACTCGGCCAGCATCGCCACGTACTCGGCCTGGGTGGTGCTGATCTGGCTCTCGCCGTGCACGATCGACAGGCTCGGCACCTGGTAATCCCACCCGTTGGCGTCCGCGATAGCCTTGGCTGCGGTGACGTGGGCCATTGCGTTGGTGTAGGTGGTGGAGCCCTTTTTCAGTCCTGCATACGCGGTTCCACCAACGGCCGAAATGCTGTAGAGCATCCGTGGATCGATGGATGAGGTTCTCTCATGCCAGCGGCGGTATGCCAGCATGTAAGAGGACGCTGGCGTCTCAGCTGCCACGCCAGCGGCATACTCGCGGATTGGATCAAACGCAGTTGCGCCTACCCACGATGTTGGCCGCGGGCCGCCCGGCAGGGTGAACAGCTTGTCGGCATACCCGGCCAGTGTGTATGGCGTGAACAGACGCCCTGTCTTCCCGTCGATAACGATAGTGCCGTTCGGGTCCAGGATGATCCCGCGCGACCCCAAGGCAAGAGACTGCCCGGTGACCAGCTTATGGAACAGCACATTGCCGTCCCGGAGGATTCGCCCGTCCTTGGTGATGGAGTGGGGTTGCGGTGCGCTGCCGTTCGACTTGAGCGCCTTCACCATGTCAAAGGCCACGGCCTGGGCCGCCAGCCAGGTACCGACAGAGGTAAGCTGTCGAGACCCCTGCGGGCCGTACTCCCATACCTGGCCATCAACCAGTCCAGCCATAGCCTTTGGCGCAGGTTTTTCGTTCTGCTCCTGAATCAGCTTGGCGTCATATGTAACAGTCGGCACCACGACGGCGGAGTCGCCCGACTGCATCATCACCGACTCACCAGATAGGAACAGGGTGGCTTGCTGGTAAGCCTCGGTCAGCGGGCGCTTGCGGGCTTCAACTGGCTGCACCACTGTGTCGCCCATGGTAAGGAAGGCGCCTTGACGAAGGTCGGGGCCAAGCGGGCGCTTCTTTTGCACGGGTAGCGTCAGCAGCATATTGCCAATGCTCCAGATCATGGGGGCCTCACCCGTTACAGGTCCGAGAGGTCGCTTACGCGGGGTGATGTCGAGCAGGCGTGCGGGCTGATTGGTGAAGCGAACCCACTTCTTGGTGATGTTGTTCCAGAAATACCAGCCGTTGAGGTTCGCGTCGGGGTCACCATCGACAACAGCAACCACTGCCTCACGCGTCTGTGGATCCGCGTTCATTGCCGCATACGACGTGTAGCGCTTGTTGTTTAGATCGTCACCAAGGTTTGCAGCGGTCTCTTCCATATGAGCGATGGCGGTGGTTTCAGCGGCATCTACAGCCGCAACCGACTGGCCAATATCCTGAACACCTTCGTCACGCGCGGCATTGACCGCAGCCTTTGCAGCGGTGACAGTCGGGCCGACTTCGTTCTTGGCGTTAATAACCAGGTTGTGGAAAGCCTGGTAGGTATTACGCGGCCTGCCAAAACGGTCCAGAAACGTTTCGGCGGTGCTGTTCATACCCAGGTCGAGGTTTTCGGAGTTATCGAAGAAGTCCAACGGGTTGCTGGACGGCATCGGGTTGAGCGTGTTGTTGGCCATATTTGCTCCGGGCACAAAAAAGCCCGCGCGGGGCGGGCATGCTCGTCGGGGTCCGGCGGCGCCGGAAGATTGAACGTGTAGGTACTACTCGGCTTCTGGCCACTGCTGGTTGATAGCCAGGTCAATAATTGGGGAACCAGCAATAAAGTCCGGGTAGTTGCCCCACGGGCCTTTAATGATCGGCCGCTCCCACAGCTCAAGGTTGGCCGAGAAGGACCAGCTGCTTTTCCCAACCAGCGTCGGACCTTCGTAGATATCCATGAACCGGGATTTGTAGGCCCGGATCCCACCGGGCACCTTCAGCGGGCACTCGAACCACTGGCTACCGGACACCAGCTGCTCCTCAAACCAAGCTTCGAAGGCAAGCGCCTGGGCGTCGCTGAAGATCCATCGTACGGCGGCAACAGTCGGTACGCTTTTGTAAAGCCGCCGCTGCACTGAGCGGCCACTGACCTTGTTGGACCGGCGTATCGGGCTGACTGGCGTGAAGCCGTAACCCTCGCGCAGCGGCATGGGCAGCGATTGCGGGTATACAACCATGATCGGTCCTTATGTCGGGGCGAAGCCGTCGTCATCGGCGTAGTAGTCGTCTCGGTACTCCAGAGCGGTGAAGTCACAGCTGCCGTCGGTGCCGGGGTTGATCTCGCTCATCATTGCGCTGTACCCCACCTGGGCGGATGCGGCGAACAGCAGCCGGGCCGGCTCTATTGAAAGATCGGTCACCAGGTCGAAGTCCAAGTCCGTTGCAGCGATGCTCATCTCGTACTCACCCACCCTGGCTGGCACGATCAGGGGGGTGGCCGACCCATCGTGCCGGCGGATCAGGATGCGCGGGTTGTCCACGTTCCAGTCCAGCGGCTCGGTGACCTCAAGCACCACACGGTCGCCGATCACCTGGGCGCCGACGATGAGTGCCGACTGGCTGGTGCCAGGGATATCGTCAGAAAGGGCCATGCGATCAAACCGCTCATAGCACAGCACCTCCAGATCGGTGGTGCCCGAGTACGACCAGCGCTGTGACTGGTGCTTGCGCAGCACGCGCATGCCGATCCGCCAAGCGCGGTCGCGATCAAGGACACCATCTAGGGTGATCGCATCGACCTTCAGGCCAAGGCTTTCTCCCAAGCGGCACGGCACGGTTTCTTCCGACCAGGTGCGGGGGTCGACGTACTTCACGTCCACCCCGTCGAAGTCATCCTGGCCCGGAGCAGTGAACGAGGCAGTCAGCTCGTCGGTCAGCTCATGATTGGTGATGGTGCCTCGTACGGGCTGCACACCTTCCCGAATCGCACTGATCAGACCCTCGGTCAGTGTGAGGTGGCTCATGCCGGCCGCGAAGATCGTTTGCAGCACCTCGCGGACCGATGAGGCCTCGGTGTACTCAAGGTCAAAGGTCTCGCCGCGGGGCGTCCAGTGTGACGACTCCAGCCCGAGCAGTTTCGGCGTATCAACCTCATCGGCCGGAATACCCAGGCTGCCCAGCACGTGCAGCGCAGCACCGCTAATGGACCGGCCAGCAAAACCCTCGTACAGCCGCTCAGCAACCAGGCTGACGCGCCGGTCGGACTGAGCGCCAAGGCGGTCGCCGGTCCTAATGGAGGCGGTGAAGATGGTCACTCCTGGGTAAACATTGGGTACATCCAGCTTCGAACGCAGCCCATACCAATAGATGGTGTCGCGAGTGTTCCCGCCGCTCTCGGGCTTTTCTCGCCTGACCCGGTACTGCGGGCGCATCTTGTACGGCAGAATCTTGCGGAAGGTGAAGCCGATGGCGTCTTCGGTGTTGCTCTGCAGATTGTGCACCTCTCGGGTCCAGGCCCCGCCAATTGCCGCATCGCGCCACTCGACGAACACGTTCAGCGAGCCTGCCCGGCGGTGGCCGTTGCTCTTGTACCAGGCCAAGCCACCGGGCAGATAGAAATCGTACTCGATGGTGTCGGTCAGCTCCTGCTCCGGCACTGCCATGAACGGCCCAAGCCAGTCCAGGGTGGAAGCCCCGTCGGCACCAAGCGAGAAGTCCAGCAGCGTGCGCACGGTGAACCCGGCCCATCCGGTGTCAACCAGGCCGGCGTCGGTGAGGCGCTGCACGGTCATCGTCAAGCCGTCGATACCGGTAATCGTGAAGCGATGGCTGCGATATCCCAGGGACAGGCGCTGGGAGCCGTCTTCAAGCCCGGCGAACGGCGTGCCGTTGTCGTAGTTGAGCTCGATGTATGCTGGCTGCTCGGGCACACCGCCGGCCGATGCCGAGCCCACGGTGTAGACCGGGGCCACGCCAAACACGGCCACGGGCGCGTTGGACTGCGAGAGCGTGCCGCCCCGATAGGGGCTTGATGGCTCAGCGATCAACAGCCGGCCATAGTTGTCCTGCGCCGTCAGCCCCATCCCATCAAGCTGGGAGGTGATGGCGGAGACCAGGCCGCTCATGTTCAAGAAGTTGGAGGCCAGCGAAATCGTCCGCGTGTTCCCGCGGTAGGTGATCGTCCAAACCGCTGGAGATGCCGAGAAGTCGTAGGTGGTCGGCGACGCACTCGCCTGCACGGCTGACGGGCTGCCGCCCGACCCGGGTACCGGCGGCACGTAGGGCGAATAGTTGGCGACCACCAGGTCATAGTCCACGTCGGTCGATAGCGTCACCTTCATGCCGAGGAATGGCCCCAAATCCGCCAGCGGGCCAGAGATGCGGTCGTACTCACCAACGCTGCTCACCGTGTAGCTGTTCGGGGTACGCATGGTGATGGTCAGGCCGGCCGCCCACTCTTCGGGGAACTCGGGGTTCTCGCCTGCCAAGCTCACGCTCAACCCGCCCAATACCAGCGCGTCGGCAATTACCGAGGTGCCGCCAGTGGCCGTGGAAGCGGTGTCTAGGCCAGAGGTGCCGGCATCGGTGCCGCCCACCTCCCCTACCGAATACCAGTTTTCCGACCGGAGATCGCCGGCAAGGCTCTCCCCCGGTCCGTAGAACGCATACGACACATCGGCGCCGAAGGCAGCCAGCGGGGTATCCCCGATCTTGATGCTGCTGGGCAAGATCGAGTGCGAGCCCGCTCCCACGCACAAGCACAAGCTGGTATGAAGTTCGCGCTGGTTGACGAAGCGGGAAACCGGCTGCACCACGTAATCCGGGTAAACCTTGTACCGCCCAAGGATCTCCCGCACCGGCTCGTTGACCTTGGCGCGGTTGGCCTTCGCCGGGTTGAGGTCCATGGAGTCGCCCTGGCCAGGCTGCGACACCCCGGGCGTCTTCATCGACAGGACCATCACCAAGGCGACAGCGGCCACGGCCACAGCAGCCCAGGCCGCCACCACCAGGGCGCTGGCCCGCGGCTCGGGGTAAATCCGTACATCCGCATCCGGCCGCACGACAAACTCGGCCCAGGCCGCGACCGGCAACACCGCGCCACCGACCTTGATGCAGATCGGGTGTTCGCGGTCCAGTGAGAAGTCAGGCGCCTGTTGCTTCAGCCATTCAACCAGCAGAATCGGGGCTTCGATGACGTGCGTTTCAAGCGGCTCGCCCTCAAGGCCACTCGGGTAAAGCCTGATCATCGGTAGTACTCCACTCGGGAAAAACGGCGCTCAAAGCGGCGCAGGGGCGTCAGGCTGACGTTTCGCTTGGGGTTGATCTCCAGAACCTCAAGGGCGCCGGCCACTTCCAGGACAATGGCAACGTGGTCCTGCACCTGCCCCCGGTAGGCCGCGGCAACCGCGCCGTGCCCAGCCGTGCAGCAGGTCACTGCGGTCTGGATCATCTCTTCACAGGCCCGCGCAAAGCCGCCATCCGCCTTGCGCATCTCTGCCCACTCCGGCCAGTCCGGCAAGCCCAGGTCGCGCCGAACCTCCAGCACCAGCCCATAGCAGTCGACATGCGGCCACAGTCGGCCGCCCTCGACGTAGGCGCCGAGGGTGTATTTATCGATGTTCATAGGTAGCGCAGCCCTGGGAATGCGTTGAGGTTGTAGGTATTGCGAGGCCAGCGGGTATCCAGCAGGTCGAAGTAGCCGGCGGTCACCGAGACCTGGGTCGCCGTGACTGAACCGCCCTTTATCTTGAAGCGGTGCGGGGCGTGGGCTGGTGCACCGAGGTCGTCGGAGGTGTACGCGCGGTAGACCAGCGACATGCTGCGCCCATCCCTGAGCGCTGCGCGGATGAAGCCAGAGGCAATGCCGTCGATATTGCTCAGCGCGAAGGTCAGGTCCTGGGTGCCGTCGTCATTGCGCGCCGGCAGGGCCAGGTCCATGCCGCATGGCGTGCACACCACCACCTGACCTGTTTCCAGCGTAATGGTCAGCTCGTCCCACCCCTTGGTCATCCAGTAGGTGGTGATCCCATCGGTGATCTCGAGCACTTCATGAATGATCTCCGGCCCAGAGCTGGCGTACAGCCTTTTGAGAATGCTCATCGCGCAGCCCTCTTGACGCCCCATCCCTGCGACAGCGCCTTGGAAACGTCGCCGTTACCCCGGGCTAGGTCGCCCGCGATCTGCTTCTTCGCCTCACGGATGAACACCTTCATGCGGTCGCCATCCTGCTGCACATCGACCTGCGCCGGGGCGTAGTTATGGACCTCTACGTTCATGGCGCCGCCGCCGGGCTTGGACGTGGCGTCCACGCTGTTGACACGCTGCAGGTAGCCGGTCAGGTCCCGGTTCTGCGCCGGGCTCAGGACGCGCTCGCCACCATCCAGCAACCAGGTGCCCTCGCTGGGAATATTGTCGATACCGGCGTGGGCCTGGCCGGACAGCGCCGAGCCTACTCCGGTCATCAGCACCCCTGCAGCTGCGGCGGCGGCGATAGCCGCACCCGGGGCGATTGCCGGGCCTACAAAGGGAACCCCGATCATCGCGGTGAATGCGTTCAGGCCGGCCATGGCCACCTGCGCCGCCGCATATGCCAGCAGCGAGTGCCCGATGGATTGGATGAAGGTTGCAGCGAAGTCCTTGGCGTTGAGCTTCCCGGTCTCGGCCCATTCAGTCAGCATGTCGGTCAACGAGCTGAAGGCCGCCGAACCCACGCTCTGCATGTTGCTGTACAGATCCATGGCAGCTTGTGCCTGGGTCGCGAAACCGCTGATGAAGCCAGCGGTGCCGTTCTGCTGCATCGCGTCAACATCCTGGTAGTACTTCTCCTGCATGGCCTTGCGGTCATTCAGCGCTTTGTTGAGGATTTCCGTCTCCCGCTCGTACACCGAGTCGGACACATCCCCTGCATCGTGACGCTGCCGCAAATCCTCAAGCTGGTCCTGGTAGTTTTGCTCGATGGCCAGCAGGTCCAAGGCCCGCTGCTTCATCTCATCACTGCTGTAGGCATTCTTCAGCGGCGCATCCAGCGTGCGCTGATCGATGCTCAACTGCCGCTTCACGCTTGCATCAAAACCGGCGACCGCCTTGTCGTCCTCCTTGGCCTGCTTCAGTTGCTTCAGCTGGTCCAATTCAGCGGCCAGGCCCTTCAGACGCTCTTGCTGCTTGGCGCTCAGGCCGGTGAGATTCCCCGACTCCAGCTCGAACTGGAGCTTGGCCACCTCCGTGGCTTCTTTGCGCTTGTCCGTCTCGGTGTTGATAAGGGCAATCTGGCGTTTGTAGCCTTCCTCGGCGGTGTCGAACTGACCCTGGAGTTTTTTGGCAGCGGCTTCGGCCGCTTTGGCGGCCTCTTGCTGGGCTGGGGTAGTCGGCGTGAATGTGCCTGGCTGTGGCGTACCGCCACCAAGTTCTGCGGCAGCTTTTTTAGCATCAATTACATACTGACGAATCTTGTCGCCCGCCAGCGGCTTAGCAAGCTCCTTATTGATTTCCTCGATAGCCACACGTGCATTGCCAAAATTCACCAGCGCGTCCTGACGCATATTTTCAGCGGCAGTTTTGAAATTGCGCGAAGTCTCTCCGAACGTGATTTTCCCGAGAATGTCGTTACCCGCAGCACCTATAGAATTCAGGTAATACATGGCCGTATCAAAGCTACCGACCAGGGTCTGCGCAGTGATATTGAACGCCCGAGCAATGCCGTCACCGATGCTGGCTGTAACCGCTACGGTCTCAATCATTGAGTCGGCTAGAGCGCTGATCTGTGACTTCAATCCCCCAGCTTCTTTGGTACTGCTTGCCAAGTCCTTCGAAAGCTGCGCCAGCACAGGCATGAATTCGGCGGCTAGTGTGGTCTTCACTGCCCCCAAATATGTGCCAAGTACGGTGAGCTCATTACTGAACTGCTTGGCAGCCAGAATGGTTGTTTCATCCATTACGGCGCCAGCAGCTTCAGCTGCATCACCATATTCCTTGAAACCCTGGGAATTGTTCCGCAACAGCGGCAATAGAGCCGTTGCGTCACTGGCAATCGCTTCAAGGTAGAAAGTCATTTCCGACTGACTAACCTTCGCCTTTTCAAGGCTGGACACATACAGGCCAAGAGCCTGGCTGCCACTCAGGTTGCGAAACTGCTCAGCGGTAACGCCAACCTTCGGCGCGATCTGCTCAAAGAAGTCGGCCATCCCGCCGCCTCCGGTGTTCAGAAAATCACCGACTTTGTCATTCACGTCCTTGAGAATGTCGGAAAGCTTGTCCTGCTCGACCCCTACTGTTTTGGCCCCTACGGCCATCTTTTGGAAATCAGTTACGCTGACGTTTGCTACTGCGGCAAGGTTGGATATCTCAGATGCTGAATTGACAGCTGAGACCATCATCGTCGTAAACGCAGTAACAGCAGTCGCAACGCCTGCGCCCACAGCAGTACCTACCGCTTTGGCGCTCTTTTCAACCTCTTTACGCCACTTGGCGGAACTGCGCTCCGCCTTGTCCATGCCGGCTACAAACCCGCCAACCTGTGCAATAACGTCCAGAGTCAAAGTGCCCAGCGATCTTGAGGCCATCTTTTTCTCCGAGCATAAAAAAACCCGCACTCGGCGGGCTAATTGTCATGATTATAACTATCGACCAAGAACCTTGGACTTCTCTGCTTCAAATTCTTCAGCGGTAAGATGTCCGCGATCTCTCAGTTCGGCCAACTTCTCAAGCTTCAAGTAAGGATCTTCCTTGTCTGGCCGCGTGACCAGTATCTCTTTGTGCTTAACCGTAGAATTGCTCTTTATCGCAGACACCGACCATATAAGCGATGCAACCCAGCCTATAAATGTCCAGCCAAGCAACAGATTCAGGAAAAAAATCGAAGCCTTGTTGTGATGCCCTCGTACCACTGAGATCAGGAATGGCAGAAGGTACAAAGCCGTCATCCCTATCAGCATTGGCGCGGCATCAAATGGTTCTGGGTTTACTGCCATGGCTTGGGCTCCCTGCAATCCCTTTCATTGGAGGACGGCAATTTACCATCATTGCCAGCAGGGTTGCACCACTACGCCCATGTAGCCTTGGCATCCTCTAGGGAGATCGGCCTGTCGTCCTGATCGTGCGGTGTGAAGTCTGCAATGGTGTAGGGTGCCGGCCGCTTCTTCGGGTCTCGCGCCTGGTTGGCCAGGATCATGGCCAGCAGGCCAGTGGCGCGCTCCACCCG